CTATCATAGGAGATTTAGCATACTATGCTAGTGACATTGATGAGAACTTACTTGAGAACTGGGAGTCTAAGTTGACTTGGACTATCGGTGCTACATTCTTAAACGAAACACCTTTAGCTGGTGTAGAGCCTTTGTTTGATGCTATGAACGGTAACGTACGTGCATTTAACAGACTTGTATCACAAAGTTTATCATCATGGATTCCAGCTAGTGGAGGTCTTGGTGTTGTAGCTAACGCTACAGATGCTGCACAGAAAGATATTAATGGTGAGATTATAGCATTTGTTAAAAATAGAATACCCGGTCTAAAAAGTACTCTACCTAATCAGATAGATATATGGACAGGTCAACCTATTAACGATATAGATAACCCATTCTTAAAAGCACTTAACGCTATTAGCCCTATACAAGTTAATGGGTCTAACGAACCTTGGAGACAGTTTCTAATGGATATTCAGTACAGAGGCTTAGGTATACTTAAGTTTGACTCTACTGGATCATACGAATGGAAACCAGAAGACAGAGAAATCATAAATAAATATATTGGTGAGCAGAAACTGTTTAAAGAAGTCGAGCGTATTATGAAACGCAAAGATTATCAACAACAGATCAAAGCTTTGAAGGCACTGAGAAATCAGAACAACCAAATCAATAAAGATAAAATAGAATTAAAAACCACTCTACTACCCATACACCAAGATCTTAACCAAGTCATTCGTGAAGCTTTAAAAATAGCTGAAGCGAGATACTTACGTGAACATCCACATGTACAAACATCTATCTACAATGCACAACAGGCTAAAGGCCGCATGAAGGAAGGTGATGTAACAGGTGCTGGTGAACTACAAAAGAAAGATCTTGAAACTAAACAACTTATAGAATACGGTAACTAAAATGAGTGCTGTTACACAGAACGAATATACCCAGCAGAACACAACAACTGTTCTGTACAATTTTACATTCCCATATCTTAAGACATCAGACGTTAAACTAAGTCTTGATGGGGTTGCTAGTACCGCTTTTACATTAGCCAACGCAACCACAATACAATTAAATACTGCTCCTTCCGTAGGAACCAAAATCCGAATATTTAGAGAAACAGGTATTGACGATCTAACAGCTACATTTTATGCTGGTTCAGCTATCAAATCAGAAGACCTTAACGATAACTTTACTCAAAACTTATTTGTTACACAAGAAGTAAACGCACGTTTTCTTAGTACTCTTGGTGGAACCATGATCGAAGACGTGAAAATGGGTGAAGACACTAAGATCATATTTGAAGGTGCGACTGATGATGCACATGAAACTACATTAACAGTCGCTGATCCTACAGCAGATAGGACAATTACTTTACCTGACGTAACAGGTAACATAGTAACTACAGGTGATACTGGTACTGTTGCAAGAGCGATGATAGCAGGCGATGCAATCAACGGTACAAAAATAGATGATGACTCTATAGACTCAGAACATTATGTCGATGGGTCTATAGATACTCAGCATATTGCTGCTGACCAGATCACAAATGCTTTGATAGCAGATAACCAGATAGATTCTGAGCACTATGTAGATGGTTCTATTGACCATGTACACTTAGCTAATGATATTATAGAAGGTGATAATATAGTAGATGATGCTATCGGTAATGAACACATAGCAACAGATGCAGTTAATGCAGACAGTGTAGCTAACAATGCTATAGATACTAATGCTATACAGAACCTAGCAGTCACTAATGGTAAGATAGCTGACAACGCTATAAACCAATCTAAAATGGCAGACGATTCTATCGGTGCTGCTGAAATTATAGACAATGCTGTTGGTTCAGCTGCTTTAGCATCTAATGCTGTAACTAATGTTAAGATGGCTGACAACTCTGTTGGTACATCTGAAATCATTAATGATGCAGTAGTAGAAACTAAAATAGCAGACAATGCTGTTTCTATGAATAAGTTAGCTAATGGTATACTACCTACAGATATAACTATAGCTAGTGCAAATATAGTTGACGGAACAATCGTTGAAGCTGATATAGCTGACGACGCAGTTACAAATGATAAGATAGCTGAGGGTACGTTAGATGGTAGATACTATACAGAAACTGAGCTACTTAACGGTGCTCTTGATGGTAGATACTATACTGAGACAGAAGCTGAAGCTAAATTTTTAAGGCAAGACTCTACTGAAACTATCGCTAGTGGAGATACATGGTCTAACACTGATGCGAAGGTAGCTACAACTGCTGCTATCAACGCAAGAATTATTGACCTTGTTGATGACATAGGCGGTTTCACTGTTCTTGCTAATGAATTAACTTTTCCAAATACAAACCCACAAGGTACTACAGGACAGGCTGCAATAATGAGTATTGGTTCTCTATCGCAGTCTTATAGCCCTAGTAGTGGTACAGTAACTATAGCAAATGGAACTGTAGGAAATAGCACAGTAACTATTACTGGTGTAACTTCTACATTACCAGCAGGGTTTGGAATATTAGTCGAATCAACCTCAACACTTAATACTTATACATTTCATAGATTAGTACCGAAAGCAACTGAAGTTACAACTGTTGCTTCAAATGCTACAGCTATAGCTGCTGCTGGTAACAATGTTACAGATATAAATAACTTTGTAGATCTTTACCAGATAAGTACTTCTGCACCTACAGCTAGATACGATAGCTCAACTTTACAGAATGGTGACTTATGGTTTGATAGTTCATCTAACAAAGTGTTAATGATCTATGATGGTAGTGCTGGTGATGGATTCACTGCTGCTACACCTAACGCATCTGACTTAACTAATATTAATATTGTAGCTGGACATGTTACATTTCAAGAAGATTTAGGTCTAATTACAAACGCTGTAGCAACAGGAACAGGTAATAACTCAGTTAATACAGTTGCTGGCTCTATAACTAATGTAAATACTGCGGCAACAAACATTGCAAAGATAACTACTGTTGCTGATGACTTAAACGAAGGTACATCTGAAATAGACACAGTTGCAACTAACATCACAAATGTAAATAATGTTGGAAATAATATTTCTAATGTTAATGCTGTTTACTACAACCAGTCAAATATTAATGCTGCGGTTTCTAACGCAAGTAATATTAATGCTGCTGTATCAAACGCAACTAATATCAACACAGTAGCTGGTAATAATACTAATATAAATACCGTAGCTGGATCTAACGCTTACATAACAACAGTAGCTGGTTCTATAGCTAATGTTAATAATGTTGGTGGTTATATAGCTAATGTAAACACAACTGCAAGTAATATTGCAGATGTAAACAACTTTGCTAGCACATATCAAATAGCATCTTCCAACCCATCACAAGATGGAGGTGGTAATTCACTAGCTGCTGGAGATCTATACTTTAATACTTCTTCTAACGAATTAAGAGTATATAATGGTAGTACATGGCAAGGTGGTGTTACAGCTACTGGTAACTTAGCTGGTACAGGTGCTAACACATTCACTGGTAACCAGACAGTTAACGCAAACATTATCGTAACAGGTACTGTAGATGGTGTAGACATAGCTGCATTTAAAACTTCATTTGACAATTTAAATACAGATCTAGTAACTGACACTACTCCACAACTAGGTGGTGCATTAGATGGACAAAATAACAATATGTCTAATATAGGTACTATAGACGGTGCTAACTTACAACTCGACTTCGGAACAATTTAATGGCAAAATTATTAAAACTAAGACGTGGAACTACCACGCAACATGGTAGCTTTACAGGAGCCGAGGGTGAAGTTACTATTGACACAGATAAAGATGTACCTGTAGTACATGACGGCTCAACTGCTGGAGGACATCCAGTAGCAGCAGAAGATATGTCTAACGTAACTGCTGCAAATATTAAAGGAAGAATAGCTAGTACAATAACCAACTCAGAAGTTAACTCAAGTGCAGCAATAGCTGGAACTAAGATATCTCCTGACTTTGGATCACAAAACGTAGCTACTACAGGAACTTTAAGTTCTGGTAATATTTACTCTGGTAATATTTACATTTCTAATGATGCACCATCAGTGTTTTTTACTGAGGGAGACGCTAACCCTGATTATCAACTATTGACAAATGGTGGTCAATTTAGAATTTATGATGTAACTAATACTACTAATAGATTAGTTGTAAATACAGATGGTCATGTTGATGTAACTGGCAATCTAGACGTTGGTGCTGGTGTTGACGTAACAGGAGCTATTACATCAACAGGAAATTTAACAATAAGCAATTCTGCACCAACGGTAGTTTTTACTGACACTAATAACGATTCTGATTTTAAACTAATTCTTGAATCAGGACTTTTTAGAATACAAGATGTTACCAATGGAAATGTAAGTAGGTTTACTATTGGTTCAGATGGAACTGTTGACGTAACTGGCAACCTAGACGTCGGTGCTGGTGTTGACGTAACAGGAAACATTACAGTAACAGGAAATGTTGACGGTGTAGACGTGGCTGCTTTAAAAACAGCAAAAGATAGTTTATCAAACAGTAATGGAGTAATTAAGAGTGGTGTTGAATTAGCTAGTGGTGTTATCACATCTACTCAGGCTCAGTCTGATAACTCAACTAAAGTTGCTACTACTGCATATGTAAGAACAGCTATATCTGAAGCTCAAGCTTTCCCATCTGGGACAAAGATGCTTTTCAGACAGACAAATGCTCCTACAGGTTGGACAAAAGAAACATCAGGTGTAAACAACAAAACTCTTAGAGTTGTATCTGGATCTGCTGGCTCTGGTGGTAACGTAGCCTTTACAACAGCTTTTGCAACAAGAGGTATTACAGGTAACTCAGGTAACACAACTGCTGGAGGTAACGTCTCAGTTGCTAACAGTACTGCTGGAGGTAACATTTCTGTAGCTAACGCAAACATTAGTGGTAACGTAAATAACCACACATTGTCTGTTAACGAAATGCCTTCACACAGCCACAACTATGCTCGTTGTGTACAAGGAGGTAACACTGTGCCTTGGCAGGCTAACTTTAAAGCTGCTGATAACGGTAACGGTACAACAAGTAATACTGGTGGTGGTGGAGCTCACGCACACGGATTCTCTGGTAGTGCACATGCTCACAACGCTAGTTTCTCTGGCAGTGCTCATAACCACAACGCTTCGTTTACTGGTAGTGCACACAACCACAGTATTTCTATAAACAACTTAGATATGCAAGTTGAATATTTAGACGTAATAATTGCAAGTAAAGACTAATGATAGTTGACACCACCCGTATCACTGATCCTTATATTTATGTATGGGATAAAGAGATACCAGAAGAAACATGTAACAAAATAATTACTAAATTTGAAAAAAACATAAATGAGTCTTATCAGGGCGTAACATCCGGAGGTGTAAATTTAAACATAAAAAATAGTCGAGATATATGTGTCTCTGATAAACTAGAAACTTGGGAAGAAGAAGATAAATTATTTTACGGAGTTATTAATGACGCCGGTGCTTCTTACTATCAACATCTAAATCAGAGTAGTAATTATATATATTTCACCACTAACGAAAAACATGTATTTACACCTATAACTGAAGAAGTTATTGACTCTGGATACCAAATACAAAAAACAGATCCCGGTAAAGGTTACATTTGGCATAACGATTTTACTTATAATGACAACCTTATTCGTACACTTACATTTATTTTATATTTGAATACTGTCGAAGAGGGTTGGACACAGTTTTACAACGGAGATCAAGTTGCACCTGTAGCTGGAAGAGTCGTGATTTTCCCTGCAACTTGGACTTATTTACATCAAGGCTACCCACCCAAGCAAACTAAATATTTAATGACAGGGTGGTTACATGCCAAACCCGAAGAAACAAATGGCAAAACCTAAACAAGGCACTCTTTGTCCGTTAATCGGAGAAGATTGCAGAGAACTAGAGTGTGCATGGTACACACAAATATCTGGAACAAATCCACAAAATGGAGAACCTGTAAATGAATATGGATGTGCAGTAGCTTGGATACCTTTTTTACAAGTAGATAATTCCAAAGTGGTAAATCAAATGGGAGCAGCTATTGAATCATTTAGAAACGAAACAGTAGAAAAAATGAGCCCAATAGTTGAACTAGAACAACCAAAACAAAAATTAATTAAAATTACGGAAAATGAAAATTTCGATAATACGTGAAGATAAAGCTGTTATTAAAGATGGTATCGGTATTGATGGTTTAACTTTATCTTCATTTCCATCTGACGTTTGGGCAGTCCAATGGGACAGCACAACATCAAAAGGTACAGTTGAAAAGAATGACTGGTCTGTATCGACTATTACTTCAATAAGTGATTATCAATCTTTTATAGATGAGTTTGATGCTGAAAAAGCAAAAATAGATGCAGCAGCAAATCCAACTTTAACAGATGCAGAAAAGTTAGCTAAATTCAAATTTGAAAGAAATGGTAGACTTGCTATATCTGACTGGACACAGTTACCAGATTCACCATTAAGTAGCACTAAAAAAACAGAATGGGCTACATATAGGCAAGCTTTAAGAGATTTACCAGCTAGCACTTCTGATCCAGAAACACCTACTTGGCCGACCGAACCTAGCTAATGGAAATACCCACCATAGTATTACCTGATATAGTCGATATAGAAACAGTAGAAATACCGTTACCTACAGCTGACGTACCATATTATGAACCTATGGTGGTTCCTCCAAGCGATTTACGAGATCAGGAAGACGAACCAGTCAAGACTGTAGAAGAAACACCCGAACCACCTACCTTAAAAATACCGTTTATTAAACAGCCAGTACCTCAACCTTCTCCGGAAGTTGTAGTTGCTGCTGTTACAACGGCGGTGACAGCTGTGGCTGCTACAACGCTAACACAGCCTCTAATTGAAAACATTAGAAAAAGAGCACAAAAATTTATACAAGGTAAAATAAACAAATGGAGACAAAACCGCCAGAAAAGAAAGGACTCCTCACAAAGCTCAAAGAAAATGTAGATGACCATGAAGAGCAGATGGCAGTACTAGGTGCAGCAGTGCGTTTAGGTGTTGTTATCTGGTCCGGTTTTATTATTACATTAAGTTATGTTGAGCTGCCTATGGTCAAGAAGTCAGCTACGGCAGGCGATATCACGTTTGTCGCTTCGATTTTTACTGGAGCATTAGCTACGTTCGGCTTGTCTACTGGTAATG